ATCAGCATGATGCCGCGACAAACCGGTAAGAGTACCAGTGCCGCTGGCTATTTGTTATGGGTGGCCATGTTCCGTCCAGATTCAACTATTCTTATTGCCGCACACAAATACACTGGCTCACAAGAGATCATGCAACGTATTCGCTATGCCTACGAGCTGTGTCCAGATCATATCCGTGCCGGAGTTACTAGTTACAACAAAGGTAACTTGGACTTTGAAAACGGATCACGCATAGTTTCAACCACCACAACAGAAAATACCGGTCGTGGTATGAGTATATCACTCTTATACTGTGACGAGTTCGCGTTTGTTCGCCCTGGCATTGCCAAAGAGTTCTGGACTTCTATTAGCCCTACACTGGCCACTGGTGGTAAGGCAATTATTACAAGCACTCCAAACAGTGACGAAGATCAGTTTGCCCTGTTGTGGAAAGGTGCTCTCAAGTGCGAAGATGAATTTGGTAACCCCACTGACGTTGGTATCAATGGATTTAAGAGTTATCGCAGTTATTGGAACGAACACCCAGACCGTGATGAAAAGTGGGCTAGCGAACAGCGAGCACAGTTAGGCGATGATCGTTTCCGCCGTGAAATGGGGTGCGAATTTATTATCAACGATGAAACACTTATAGCACCAACTAAATTATTAGATTTGCAAGGGCATGAACCCTTGTATAAGACTGGGCAGGTTCGTTGGTATCAGCGCCCCAAGTCAGGCCGTACCTATGTAATTGGGCTTGACCCTAGTTTGGGCACTGGTGGTGATGCTGCTGCTATACAAATATTTGAAGCAGAAACTACAGAACAAGTGGCTGAGTGGCGTCACAATAGAACACCAATACCTGAGCAGGTTCGCATTTTAGCAGCTATTTGTGCTCACATCAATGAAACAGTTAAGGATCCACAAAAAATATACTACAGCATAGAAAACAATACCATTGGCGAAGCTGCATTGATCAGCATTGACGAATATGGCGAGGAAAACATACAGGGCTATTTTCTAAGTGACCCGCACAATGGCGGAAATAAGAGATACCGCAAAGGATTCAACACCACAAACAAACCCAAGCTGGCCGCTTGTAACAAGTTAAAAACACTAATCGAATCAGGACGTATGAAGGTACGCAGTTCAAGCCTGGTCAGCGAACTCAAAACCTTTGTGGCTTCTGGTGCAGGCTATGCAGCCAAAATAGGAGAAACTGATGACTTGGTTATGAGCACAGTGCTGACGGTGCGTATGCTACAATTGCTACAAACCTACGATAACAGCATTGATACTCAGCTGCGAGACCACGGAGATAACATAATCCCGCCGATGCCATTCATCAGCGTAAGGCGCTAAATACACTACTATGGCAGATATTACACCCGCTCGAAAATTATTTGATCTACTGGTCAGTAGAGATTTTGACCCAGAAATGCTGGACAGTTCTGGTAAACCAGCCGCTGACCCTGCAGAAACTGAAATATACAGTTTTGACTTCCGTGCCCAAAGCGGCAAAGACTATGGCACAGTGGTAATCATGCTGGGCGACGACAATGATCTTGAAGTTTATTGCTCGGACAATGTGGGCCGCAGCATGGAAGGTGACGACAAAAACGACTGGTTTGCTTTCTTGGAACAGTTGAAAAACTTTGCCGTTAGAAACTTCATGACGTTTGGCATCAAAAACTTGAATCGTTTACGTTACAGTATGCAAGGGCAAGCTGCCATCAAAGAAGGCCTGTTTGAAAGTTGGACTGGAAATCGAACCACCAGCTGGAATGGTGCGCCAACTGAAGCTCGCTTGATGATCCGCCACAAAAAGAACATTGCCGAAGGTGATGCTCGTTTCCGCTACATCGAAAGTTTGTTTATTGAAACAGCTGATAGCGAGCGTTACAAGTTGCCATTTACCAGTTTAACTGCTGGCCGTGCCATGTTGGAGCATGTGCGCCAAGGCGGACGTCCTTACGATGCCAGAGGTAATCACATCAGTGAAATAGTTACAGAACTGGCGGTGCTAAGTCGTTTCCGCCGAGCCAATCAAGGACAAATCTTTGAAGGTGATACACAGCAACTGGTAGAACAAGTTAAAGAATACCAATCAAACTTGCAACGCAGCCTTAAAGGGCTTGGTACTCGCACTGGATACACCACATATTTTGAATCATGGAGCCCGGCTGAAATTTCAGAACAGGATGTAGTGATTGAAAGTTTAAAGAATCTTTTTGTCAAGCAGAGCATTGACACAAGAATTGAGTCAGCACTACCGCTGCTGGCCAAAATACAACAACAAGGAACTGAAATGAAAGAAGCCAACATATTTGAAGCCTGGGTCGAACGACTTGCAGAAGGAACTTGGGCGTTGCCAGATACTCCAGAAAAACAAGACCAATTGATTGAACTGTTGAGTACGGACTTGCCAGTGGGCGCTGATGCTACCAATGCCACAGAACAACTGTATGACCTTGTTGGCGATGACGAGTTATTTGACCAGTTGGGCGAACTGGCTGACCGCGATGCCAATGCAGATGCACGTCAAGTTATCATGGATCGACTGCAAGAACTCAGTGACTTTCCTGAAGTTCGTGCGGTATTGGATCAATTGCAAATTGATGCTACTGCTGAAATGAATCCACCCGAAGCCACTAATCCGGCTGATCTTGAACAAACAGACGAAGCCATGTTTCCAGGTAGTGCCATTGGTGACAAGTTGCGAGACTTTAAGCGAAAACAAGGGCAATCTGGTTCTGCAAAATTTGCAATGGGAATGATGCCAGCAGCAGGTGCTGGTGCAATGGCTGGATCTACAATGGCAACTACTGCTGTAGGAGCATCTGCTTTGTTTGCACCAGCATTAGGCGCAGGTGCTTTAGGTGGTGCCGCTGCCGCATTAGGCGGATTCTTAACATACAAGGGTCTAAATTGGTTGGCACAAAAATTGTTTGGAACCAAAGAAGAAGCATTGGCATTTGCTGATGCACATTTAAAAGCCGCAGGATCGGGACAACCACAATTTGAATTCCAAGGTAAAACATATCCAGTCAAGATCAATAGTCCACAAGAAGCACAGCAACTATTACGCAAGATTCGTGTTTTACAAAGTCAAATTGACGAAAGTGATTTGAATAGTTTACGTCGTACCGCCGGCTTGACTGAAAACGTTCTTACCGACAGCACCGGCAGCACATTCCAACACATACTTGACACATTCAAACGTGATGTTCGAGACTTCAAAGAAACTGGCGAAGTCAGTGACGAACTGCACAATGCCCTGTATGACTACTACTTTGATGACATGCCATATGGCACAAAGAAAGCTCGTGACGGTGATCCGTACGAATGGGTAGCAGATCGTTTTGGTGCAGACTTGGGCATCGACGGCTATGGCGGAAACAGCCCTGGCATTCCAGATTCTGATTACGGAATGGAACGTGAAAGCGTAGGCGACTATGCTGACGAGTATCAAGACTCGCTGTCGGGCATACTGAAAATTGCTGGTGTTCCTGCTAAACCACGTCCTGCACCCGAATACGATCATGCCGACATGGAAGAAGGCCTAATAGGTACCGCACTAGGTGGCATTGGTGGAGCATTGGTAGGAGGTCCAGCCGGAGCAAGAATTGGTGCATCACTTGGCAACGCAATTGGCAATGCAATGGGTAGTGATGACAAAACTACCGATGAAGCTGTTATGGTCAACCCAGGCACTACTATCATGAACCCTGATACTGAAAAAATGGCCAACCCTGAATTAGAAAAACACAATACTTGGCAGAAACAAGATGCAGAAGCAGATAAAATAAAATGGGGCGGCGGCGGCGTTCCTGCCAAAACATCAGCACCTCAAAAATCTGGCCTGGCCGCTAAATCTGGTGATGTCATTGATGTTGATGCCAAAGAAGTAGAAGAGGGCGATATTCCATCTGAATTTGTTAGCGGAGCACGTGGACAACCGACCCCACTTGATGTAATAAATTATAAAGATTACACGTCTGACATGAAAAGTAATTTTGGTCAAGACTGGAAACCTGATCCAAAACCAACAGGACCGTACGATACGGCTAAACTTGGATCGCCTCGATATTCTCAACCACCAGCAGAAGAGTCTATTGATCCTACCAATCCTAGAGATTATGAAATTCCAGCCATCCAGCGCAAAGGTCAAGAGCCATTGACTGCCAAAGACATTGAGCAAAAGGATCGTAAAGCTGAATTTGATTACTATCAACGTGCTCACGGCCGTCCACACCCAGACTCGGCCACAGAAGAAAGTCGTTCGCCCTTGGCTGGACAATACGGACACGCCGGCAAAATGAAAGAAGTCTCCAAGGATGTTAGCTTTTTGGACCGACTCAAAGAACTTTCCGGAATGAAGAAGTAATTCTGCAATTAGAACAACCGCGTCATAAATACACTTGACGCTGAGAAATAAAGCGTATATACTACACATGTGTATGCGCTTTTTCTATTCAGCATCACAGGCAACTCAAATCTAAATTTTTAGATAGGCAACATAGTAACTAAACTTTGAAAGGCAACTAACTATGGCATCATTAGCAGACATCCGTGCGAGACTCGCACAATCAGAAGGTAACAAACAAGGCGGCAACTCCACCGGTGGCGATAATGCAATTTATCCACACTGGAACATGGAAGAAGGCGCAAGCGCAACACTCCGATTCCTCCCAGACGGTAACACCAAGAACACATTCTTTTGGCAAGAACGAGCAATGATTCGTTTGCCATTCAATGGCGTCAAAGGTGAAATGGAATCCAAACAAGTATATGTGCAAGTCCCTTGCGTGGAAATGTGGCAAGAAACTTGTCCTGTGCTGACAGAAGTTCGCACTTGGTTCAAGGACAAGAGCCTTGAAGAAATGGGTCGTAAGTATTGGAAAAAACGCAGTTACATTTTCCAAGGCTTTGTTCGTGAGAATCCACTAGGCGACGACAAGACTCCAGAAAATCCAATCCGTAGATTCATTATTGGTCCACAAATCTTTACCACTATCAAGGGTGCATTGATGGATCCTGAGTTGGAAGAATTGCCAACAGACTACCTGCGTGGATTAGACTTCCGCATCAGCAAAGGTAGCAAAGGCGGCTTTGCTGACTACAACGGATCAAAGTGGGCTCGCAAAGAGACAGCACTCACTGAAGCCGAACAAGCAGCCATTGAAAAGCATGGCCTGTTTGACTTGAGCACATTTATGCCCAAGAAGCCCGGTGAAGTTGAACTCAAGGTAATCAAAGAAATGTTTGAAGCAAGTGTTGATGGACAGAGTTACGACACAGAACGTTGGGGTCAGTATTTCCGTCCAGCTGGTGTTAATGCTCCAGCAGGCAGTGCTACACCAGCGCCAGCAACAGCCGTTGTTGATGGACACGGTGATGTTCACGAAGTTGAAGCCAAGTCAGCACCCGCAACAGCGGCATCAAGTGATTTTGATGATGAGCCAGCAGTGGCCAGTGCTCCAGTAGTGGCCAAGCCATCTTCAGACAAAGCTCAAGACATCTTGGCAATGATTAGGGCCCGTCAAAAAGCGTAACAAATGCTATCGCATTTAGATCGCGTTTTGTTTCCAGACCGCTGTGAGGTAATTGAAATCATACCCTCACAGCGGTATGTCTATGTTATTTTTAAAAATGGACATACTAGTTTCTTTACGCCACAAAAAAAGAACAACTGGCCAATACGTATCAATCAACAGATTCGACGAATCAACACAATTGATGTAATCATACGAAATCCTCAAGATCGATTAATTTCAGGAATCAACACATTTATACAACACACCGTGAGAGATAATCCTGCGCTTGATCCGGTTACAGTAGAATGGTTCGCATTGAATTACATATCGTTGAATCGCCATTATGCTTCACAGTTTGTGTGGTTATTAAATTTAGCAAGGTATTTGAATCCCAATACCACGTTGAACTTGTTGCCAATGGCGGCCATCGGAGAACTCACAGGAAGAGATTCAAAGCCCGAAGGTGTGCTTCCGGCTAACACAGAACTAATAAAACGAATCTCATCAGTGAAAAACAACAACATGTATCAGCGTATCGATGCAGTGATATTTGATTGTATTGGACAGTCGTTGACTTGGCAACAGTTATTACAACGGATAAAAACCGCTGATCCTACAGCATACGAGTATGTGATTGAGTATGCACAACAGATTTTAAATCCAACCTATGTATTGTCCTAGACTAGATCATTTTGTTCGTTTCAACAGCAACGGCACAGTTAGTCGCTGTGGACACATGGTCAACGCACCAGAATTTGCCACGCTTGAAGCAATGGAATCCAGTGAGTGGCTGGTCAATACCAAACATTTGATGAGTAGTGGACAATGGCCTGACGAATGTATACGTTGTGAAGAAACTGAACCTGACAGCATACGAGCGTATGCAACAGAGTTAGACCATCAAACTGAACAGAAAGATTATTTACAAGTAGGTGGTGTGTTGGACAATCTGTGCAATGCCGCTTGCCAAACATGCAATCAAAATCTCAGCAGTAGAATCGGCAGCTTAGCCGGACCTGTATTTCCAATTATCAATAATACGGATCAATTCTGGCAATTGCCACAAGAACGAATTATGCATTTAGATATCAATGGCGGCGAGCCCAGTTATAGTAAAAACTATAAACGACTGTTGAAAAATTTGCCACCTAATTTAAAAACGCTCAGATTAAATACAAATTGTAGCACAGTATTAACTGAACTAGTTGATATAGCCCGCAGTGGCATCGAAGTTACAGTCACAGTAAGTTGTGACGGCATCGGCACAGTGCATGACTTTGTGCGCTGGCCTATACCTTGGCAAGATTTTTATCGTAATTTAATGACCTATAAAACAATGCCAGTCACATTGAATTTGTGGACAACAGTCAGTGTGTTGAATGTAGATGACTTGCCCAACATTCAAAAATTTGCCTTAGAGCACAGCATTGATCACAGTTATGCTTACTTAAAAACGCCCGTTGAGTTGAGTGTTGATAATACTGACATTCCTGCTAGAGATGCATATATAGCAAAACAAAAACAACTAAGAGGCATAGTATGAAAATAGCAATCACTGGTCACACCGCCGGCATAGGTCAAGCTCTTGCTGAAGAATATCAACTCATGGGTTATGAAATTGTAGGTCTTAGTCAACGTGACGGCAACAATATTCGCAACACCGTTAAGATTTGTGATCAAATTGAACCGTGTGATGTTTTTGTTAACAACGCACAAGCCGGATATGCACAGACCGAGTTGTTGTTTGAAATGGCACAACGCTGGTCGGGCACCGGCAAACAGATTATTGTGATCAGCACAATGATGACTCAAGAACCTGTGTCGTCGTTGACTGGACTAGACATGGATCATTATCGTTTGCAAAAAGTTACATTAGAAGAAGCTGTGCGTCAAATACGACATCGTCGACTCAAAGTAAAGATCGTAGTAGTTCGTCCTGGTAACATTGCCACAAACTTGGATAAAACAGTGCCACCTGCCGCCGATGTCGATAACTGGGCTAAAACCTTATTGGGTCTATTAGATATGGCCGCAAAAAACAATCTTAGAATTCCAGATATTTCTTTAGGACCGGTATGACCCCCAAAGATATATTAACCAACAAGAATTTTTGCCCAATGCCATGGACTGGGTTGATGTATAACGTTGATGGCAAAGTAAAAAATTGTATTCGCAGTGATTTTACAACCGGTGGTCTAGGCAATATCAAAGACAACACCATTGAAGAAATACTGTTAGGACCTGTCAATGTTACCAAACAAACTAATATAATCAATAACCAGCCGGCTGCTGGCTGTCATACTTGTTACGATTTAGAACATGGTAAAGAAGGTTTTGATATTATCAGTGATAGAATTTTCTACATACGAGAATTCAAACAAACCCCATTGGATACTTATCGACCCAATAATTTTAATCTACAAACCATTGATGTTCGGTGGACCAATTTGTGTAATCTTGCTTGTGTATATTGTGGCCCTGTGTTTAGTAGTCGTTGGGCAGACGAATTGGGTAAAAAAATATCACAACCAACCGAACAACAGCAACAGGATTTCAGAGACTACATTTATCAACACGCCAAGAATCTCAAACATGTATACCTAGCCGGTGGCGAACCCTTGTTGATGAAGGAAAATTTAAAACTACTTCGAGAATTAAACCCAGACGTTAATCTTAGGATAAACACAAATCTTAGCAAGGTTGATACAGGAGTGTTTGATGCAGTATGCCAATTCAAAAATGTTCATTGGACAGTGAGTGCAGAAACCATAGAAGATGAATTTGAATACATACGATTCGGCGGTAAGTGGCAGGATTTTTTAGACAATCTAAACACAATTAGAAAACTTGACCATAAGATAAGTTTCAACATGCTATGGTTTCTTTTAAATTATGACTCGGTATTTGGATATGTAGACTACCTTAAAGGTCTAGGATTCCATAATAATAGTTTTGTCATTGGTGCGTTACTCACTCCTGATTACCTAAATATTAGACATTTACCAGAAAATGTGTTAAACTCGTTAAAGTTAAAATTACAATCAAAGATCAACGAAAATCCAGGGTACCTACTTGAAGATAGTTATCGGAATATGTTGCATTACATTGAGCAACCAATTGAGAAGAATTTAACAAATTCATTTGAACAATTGGCAACAATGGATCAACGGCGTGGAGTAGACAGCAGTAAAATTTTTACAGAATTATACAAACTTAAAGAAGGAAAGTAATCATGGCAAAACCATTTGATATAAGCAAGTTCCGCAAGGACATCACCAAAAGCATTGAAGGCCTAAGTATTGGTTTCAATGATCCAACTGATTGGATCTCAACAGGCAATTTTGCCTTGAACTATCTTATCAGTGGAGACTTTAATCGAGGTATTCCACTGGGCAAGATTACAGTATTTGCCGGTGAGTCTGGTGCAGGAAAAAGCTATATTTGTTCAGGCAACATTGTTAAGAACGCACAAGAGCAAGGTATCTTTGTCATCTTGGTTGATACAGAAAACGCACTAGACGAAACATGGCTACATGCGCTTGGTGTAGATACCGGTGCAGACAAGTTACTTAAATTAAACATGAGTATGATTGATGACGTTGCCAAGGCTATTTCAACATTCATGATTGATTACAAAGCTCTACCAGATGGTGAGCGCATGAAGGTATTATGGGTTATCGACTCATTGGGCATGTTGTTGACTCCAACTGATGTGAATCAATTTGAAGCCGGTGACATGAAAGGTGATATGGGTCGTAAGCCCAAAGCACTAACAAGTCTTGTTCGTAATTCAGTCAACATGTTTGGTGGCTTCAATGTTGGAATGGTTTGTACGAATCACACCTACGCAAGCCAGGATATGTTTGACCCAGATGATAAGATTTCAGGTGGCCAAGGCTTTATCTATGCATCAAGTATTGTTGTTGCTATGAAGAAAATGAAACTCAAAGAAGATGAAGAAGGTAACAAAATCTCTGAAGTAATGGGTATCCGTGCTGGATGTAAGGTAATGAAAACTCGTTATGCTAAACCATTTGAAGGTATGCAGGTTAAGATTCCGTATGAAACAGGCATGAACCCTTATAGTGGATTGACTGATCTAGCAGAGAAAAAAGGTATACTTAAGAAAGATGGCAATCGTTTGATGTTTGTTACCAGCGAAGGTGAGATAATTAAACAGTTCCGTAAGGCTTGGGAATCCAACGAAGATGGTTGCTTGGACAAAGTAATGACAGATTTTAAAAATCAGAAAGAAACAGTAACCACTGAAGAAACCGCAACGGAGGAATAACAATGACAGTTGAATTAGCAAATGAAATTTGGTCAGAACTTAAAAGATATGTCAACACAGTAGATCGTGATGAAGCGGCAGAAACATTGGTATCGGTCCTAATTGACAACGATGTCAGTGCCGACGAGATCAAAGCAGTTTTTAAAACCGACAGTGACGTTAAAAAAGCATTGACCAGTTACCTCAAAGAGCATGATGAAATTGAAGAGGAAGAAGTCGACGACGAAGATTACGACGAAGACGAAGACTGGGAAAACTAATGTGGTATAGCAAAGTTGTAGCGGATCTAGGTAATATTCCAGATTTTATCACACATTACGAACACGAACTTGACGAAGCCAAACGCGACTGTCGAGTTGGTGGACTTGTTGAAAAAAATATTACAGCTTTGCCAGGCCTTACAGAACATAGGTTTAACCAGTTGCAAGAAGTTGAAGCAGTGTTAAATTACCTCAATATACAACTACGCAAAATACGACGCAAGCACTTTCAAAAATATCTTGAAGGGTACGCTCGAGCATTGACAAGTCGTGATGCTGAAAAGTATGTTGATGGCGAAGACGAAGTCATTGAATTTGAAACCTTAATCAACGAAGTTGCACTGTTACGTAATCGATACTTGGGCATTCTTAAAGGAATGGAAAGTAAGAACTTTATGCTGGGACACATTGTGAGATTACGAGCCGCCGGTATGGAGGATGTTCAAGTATAATGTTTGCACATCCTGGCGACAGCCATCAACACAGTCTTGAAACACTACGTCAGTTGTATGAGTATGATGATTTCATGCTGAGTATACGCAACATGATTGATCTTGGATGTGGCTCTGGTGACGATTTGGTATGGTGGGCGACCCGAACAACTCGCGACGATCCCCAGCCGCTGAACATCAAATGTCACGGCATTGATCTAGGTGGAAACTCATTGGTTGTTAACGAACATGAAAATATTACCTATCAACAGTGTAATTTTGAAGATACATTAACTGTTCCAGATGGTGGATTTGATATACTATGGTGCCACGATGCATTTCAGTATGCTGTTAACCCAATACAAACTCTCAGCAATTGGTGGCATATTGCCAGCCCAGGCGGTATGCTGTCACTGACTGTACCAGTGACTCAACAAATACATCGTCGACAACTTAGTTATGTGTTGCCCAATGGACATTACTATCATTACACCATGGTCAGTCTCATGTATATGTTGGCCACAGCCGGATGGGATTGTGGTGCTGGGTTTTTTAAACAAACACTCACTGAGCCGTGGATACATGCGGTGGTTTATAAAAGTGCTCAACCTCCTCAAAACCCACGTGATATCAATTGGAACACATTGGTAGAGCTTAATCTTTTACCCCAGTCTGCTGTAAAAAGCATTTATGCTCACAGTGCTTTAAGACAACAAGATTTAGTTATTCCTTGGATTGACGGCAGTTTATTGAGCATGGCCGTTTAACGGGCTATAAATATTTGCATGAAAAAAATAGTAATAGTAAGCGGCGGATTTGATCCGGTACATTCGGGACACATTAAACTGATAAAGGAAGCCCGTTTATTGGGTGATATGTTGATCGTAGGAATCAACAGTGACGAGTGGCTGACTCGCAAAAAAGGTCGCGCCTTTATGCCGTGGAACGAAAGACTGTGCGTATTAAACAACTTATCTTCAGTAGATGAAGTATATACTTTTGACGACGAAGACGGAACTGCTTGTCATTTGCTACGTCAAGTTCGAGCACATTATCCTGATGATAAAATTATTTTTGCAAACGGTGGTGATCGCACACACTCAAATATTCCAGAAATGGACGCCGATGATGATAATTTAGCATTTGCATTTGGTGTTGGCGGAGTTGACAAAGCAAATAGTAGTAGTTGGATTTTGGAAGAATGGAAAGCACCTAAGGCACTACGCCCATGGGGCTATTACCGGGTATTACATGATGTACCTGGTACCAAAGTCAAAGAACTTACTGTTATGCCTGGCCAGCGTCTTAGTATGCAACGCCACCAAGATCGAGCCGAACATTGGCATGTTTCTGAAGGTACAGCCACAGTTTACAGCATAAATAGAAAAAGCGATCCAGAGTTGGTGGGTATCTTTGAAATACACAAACATATACATATCAATTGTAACGAATGGCATCAGTTGTGCAATGAAACTGACGCTCCGTTAAAAATTGTAGAAATACAATACGGTGACAATTGCGTTGAAGAAGATATCGAACGCCGATAACAGCTCGATAAATAATCGTAATTAGGAGAAGGATAAAATGGTAAACAGAACTGTAAAAGCATTAGGATGGGGCTCGGGCACAGCTGAAATAACTGCGATCCTAGATGGATTAACTGTATTCTCTGGTCCAGTTGAGTTGGTAGAAAAGACCAACGATAATGAAAGTGAGCAAACATCACCTGTATTATTTTCTTTTGAAATTCCATTGGATTTTACCGGAACTAAACATATGACGATTTCTGTAAAAGGAAACACAGTGGAATTTGGCCAAATTGTAGCAAATTACACCGAGCTACATATGGACACAGTAACATTCAGTACCGGTCCAGATGACTATGTGGACATTGCCGAAGACGACGACAATGGTGTTAAAGATCCTCGCACCAATGTAACCATTGACGGTGTCAAGCAAACAGCTGACAGATTGTTAGGAAAAGGAACATGGCACTGGACAGTAGATCCTGGGTCAATACTGGAACACGATCTCACTGTATCTACTACTGGATTCAATGACGAATAAAGTTAGTCTGCACTAACCTACTAGAAACCCTTCATTTTGGAGGGTTTTTTTATGGTTGACCCGAAATGACCCATTTGCTACAATTATACTATTATGAAAGTCAAGCAAAATACCCGCAAAACTCGCGCTCATTGGGTGTTGTTTTCCTGCAACACCCCTTTTAAGCCCAAACAAGTTGAGCTTAAAACCCGTTATCAGCGCCAGCCCAAGCATAAAAAGAGTGCAGATTTTGGTTGACCTAAAATGGTCCATTTGCTATAATACTTGTATAGAAACTAAAAAGGAGCCCAGAAATGAGTAAGATTGCAGTTACAGTAGAGTTTTCAGAAAAAGAGTTTAAAAGCATTATTGAAGCGACTGGACTTGACATTACAAACGATGCCAAGTTTAAAAAGATCTTTAACAGCAAGGCATTTGCTAAAATGCTGGCTGCAGACTTGAAGCAAGTGTGGGAAGAAAACAACAGTGGCGAAGGCGACCTAGACTGCCTGTTAGAAAGTATTTTTGAAGATTGTGTTGGATTTGGCGAAAATGCTTGACCAGAAATGGTCCATTTGCTATAATACTTGTATAGAAACTAAAAAGGAGCCCAAAATGCGCCACGTAGCAGGATTTAGTAACAGCACACGAATTCGTTTCGTCATTGACGGGTTTGGCATGTATGGTACAGTAAACGATATCTTTACAAAAACAGCCACAGTCACACATGGTGCCGCCCTGCGCCTTGCAATCCAAAAACTGGCTTACGATCGCCGTCACAGTAGTTTTACTGGTGAAGCCCGCCCAGTGGGGGTTGGTATCACCCACGAGGGCATTGACGTTCAAATCACTTTAATGGCCAACTAAGGTTGACCATTAAATCCATTTAGTTTATAATATACACATATTAACAACATAGTTAAGGAGCTAAAAATGTCTACAATTCTTGTAAAACATGGTAGTTATCGCAATCAACCCGTAAACAATGTAACCTTTGCTCTTGTTAAAGGTTACCAAACAGGAGCCAAAGGAGGCTATGTGACAGTAAACGCTGAAGGTTACTTTGGTGAAGACACTCCGGACGTAGTTCGTATCCGTGTCAATTCAATTGAAGATATAGAGTTTACCACAGGTGACTCTGTTGCGGCACCTGTTGCCCAGGCTCCAGCCAAGGCGCCAGTGGAAACTGACGAGGAAGTTATGACTCGTATTGGCGAGCGTTTTGATATCCTGGACCAAATGACCAAGGCCACCATTGCCGGTGACGTCCGTGCTATGATTGTGGTTGGCCCTCCGGGTGTGGGCAAGAGCTACGGTGTAGAAAAACAGTTGGAGCACTCGGGCTTGTTTGACCAGTTGAGTGGTCGCAAGATCAAATACGAAGTTATCAAAGGTGCAATGACTCCGATTGGTTTGTATTGCACTTTGTATAAACATTCAGACCGGAACAATGTGTTGGTGTTCGACGACTGTGACTCAGTATTCCAAGATGACTTATCGTTAAACATTTTAAAAGCGGCACTGGACTCTGGCAAGAAACGTCGTATCTACTGGAACAGTGACAGTGCCATGTTGCGTCGTGAAGGAGTGCCAGACATGTTTGACTTCAAAGGTGCTTGTATCTTCATCACCAATTTGCAGTTCAGTAATCTCAAGAGCAAGAAGTTGCAAGACCATTTAGAGGCATTGCAGAGTCGTTGTCACTTTTTGGACCTCACACTCAACACCATGCGTGATCGCTTTTTGCGTATCAAGCAAATTTACCTCAAAGGTGAACTGTTCGCAGACTACGATTTTAGCTCGGAACAAGGCGATGAAATCATTGGATTCATGGAAGCAAATCAAACTCGTCTACGTGAAATGAGCCTGCGTATGGCGCTCAAGATTGCTGACTTGACCAAAGTGTCCGAGACAAATTGGAGGGCCCTGGCCGCCAGCACCTGTATGAAGAACAGTTAATCAATTAGCTCCTGGGCAGTGCAAACTGCCCATTTACAACAGGTATCTGTAAAAAGATACCTGTTTTTTTGACTTTACTAGACTAAGTATGTTATACTAGCACAATGCGAACAGCTAAAATTATAATCCGTGACGAAGTTAATATCAAAATAGAAGGACTTGAGCTTGATGCTCGTCGTGCATTGGTTACGGCTTTCAAGTATGATGTTCCGGGCGCTCGTTACTTGCCAGCAGTTAGATTAGGACGATGGGACGGCAAGGTCAGTTATTTTCAACTGGGTGGCAGCACTTATGTGAACCTGTTGCCAGAGATCATTCCCATCTTGGAAAAGTTCAACTATGATATTGAACTAGATGACCAGCGCGACTACTTGACTACATTCAAGTTTGAGAGTGTGACTGAACAATCATTTAGTCACATTGCTTGGAGTAAAGGTCATCCGCTAGAAGGCGAACCAATGGTGTTGCGTGATTATCAAGTTGAGATTATCAATAACTTTTTGGCTGATCCACAATGTATACAAGAGATTGCCACCGGCGCAGGTAAAACTGTTATTACGGCTGCACTATCGAATGCAGTGGCGCCATATGGTCGTACAGTTGTAATTGTGCCCAACAAGAATCTAGTGACACAAACAGAAAAAGACTACATCAACATGCAACAGGATGTGGGTGTTTACTTTGGTGATCGCAAGGAATGGGGACGACAGCACACCATCTGCACTTGGCAAAGTTTAAATGTCTTGCTTAAAAACACAAAGAACTCGGTAGGTGATGTAACCATACAAGAGTTCTTGGAAGATGTAGTGTGTGTTATTGTTGACGAAGTTCACATGGCCAAAGCCGACGCATTAAAGAGTTTGCTGACTGGTGTAATGAGTCGTGTACCTATACGTTGGGGACTCACAGGAACCATACCCAAAGAACCATTTGAATTCCAAGCACTCAAGTGTAGCCTTGGTCCAGTAATTGGTCGACTCACTGCTAGTGAACTACAAAGCCAAGGTGTGTTGGCACAATGCCACGTGAACATTGTTCAGTTGGTTGACCACGCTGAGTTCACCAACTACCAAAGTGAATTGAAGTTTCTATTGGAAGAACCTGATAGACTTAAAACAATAGCCCAATTGATCGCACAAGTCAACGCCACAGGCAATACATTGGTGCTGGTAGATCGAGTAGCCGGGGGCCATGCCCTGGTAGAGTTACTAGGTGACTTGGCTGTTTTTGTCAGTGGCGCAACCAAAGCAAAGGATAGACAAGATGAGTATGATGAAGTTGCCACCAGCACTGGCAAGATTATTGTGGCAACTTACGGTGTGGCCGCTGTGGGTATTAATTTGCCTAGGATTTTTAATCTGGTTCTTGTGGAGCCCGGAAAGAGCTTTGTCCGCGTTATACAATCAATTGGGCGCGGCATTAGAAAAGCGGAAGACAAAGACCATGTCCAGATCTGGGACGTAACCAGCACTTGTAAATTTGCCAAGCGTCACTTGACCAAACGTAAAACTTTTTATAAAGAGGCCAACTACCCATTTACACAAGAGAAGTTGGAATGGAAATAAAGGTTGCACTTGTGACAAAATATGTTATAATACACTTATGAGAATACTAACACTTGACAATGAACCATTTGATCTAGATCACCTTCCGGAAGAAGTAGATGACATGCGTTTTGCTATTTTTGACAATAGCGATCCCAAGGATCCAGACTATCACTATATTCCGCTAATCTTCTTAGAAAGTTTTACAGCGCCAGCTTTGGTGTTACGAATAGGTTCGCACAGAATTCGCATGCCAGTTGATTGGCAGATCCTAATAGGAGAACCCGACATTGGTGATTTAGAAGTGTTACCTCTTACCAGTATAAACGATCGTGGGTTTAAGGCATTTCAATTTAATCCACTCAGCAGTTTTAGACCCAGCTTTCCAGACATTGAAATCATTGACATCTATCAAGAAGTGTCCTGGTATGCTCCTAAACTAAAGAATGGTCAGATGTTGTGTGTGCCAATCAGCGAAGGAGATGAACCCGAGTGTGTGTATTTTGTCAAAGACATCAGTCGTAACTGTGAAGTGGTAAACTATAACTTGGCGTGGTAATGGATAAGCTCAGTATCAATAACGAAATGGCTGTGTTTGATCGCAAGGATCGAGAGTTTTACAATAACCTAACACCAGAAGAACGTAAAAAGTTCAGTAACTTCTTGATGATTCGATATGGGTCAAGTGTGCAAGGCAGTCGAGATCTGCAAGAGTTTTACTTGATATCCACAAACGAAAGACTTAACAAACAGTTTTTTAATATCAACCGGCATCCAAAACTACAATGGCTATGTGCTACAACTGTGAGTCCGGGGTTAGGCACACAGCGTCATCAGTGGATTGCTCCTAAGAAAAAGGAACCTGGCGCTGGTAGTATTCGTAAACAATTAGCAGAACTATATCCACATCTCAAAGACGATGAACTAGAACTAATGGCACAAATCAATACCAAAAAAGACATTGATGAATATTTAAAAGCCTCAGGGCAAGACGCAAAGAAATGACCTATACCTGTCAGTATTGTCGGAAAGACTTTATGAAAGAGTCCAGTCTTGCGGTGCATTCATGTGAGCCGCGACGTCGACGCATAGAAAAAGACGAAGCAGGTGTGCGTCTTGGCTTTAACGCCTACTTGAAATTTTATGAACTGACACAGGGTAGTGCCAAGCTAAAAACCTACGATGACTTTTGTGAAAGTGCCTACTATCGTGCGTTTGTAAAGTTTGGTCGCTATTGTGTAGATATCCGTGCTGTTAATCCTGCACGTTTTGTAGAATGGGTATTGAAACAAAACAAAAAGATTGACCATTGGTGCAAAGACACAGTATACACAGAATACCTAACTGACTACTTGCGTGTGGAAAATATAAACGATGCTCTGGCTCGTGCTGTGGAGTTTGGTATTGATTGGTCAGAACAGTCGGGACACCCGGCAGAAGATTGCTTGCGTTATGGCAACACCAATGCAATGGTGTATGCAGTAACCGCAGGTCGCATAAGTCCTTGGATCATTTACAACAGTGAATCAGGACAAAAGTTCCTAGCCGAATTAGATGCCACACAAATAGCTATGGTGTGGCCTTACATTGACGCAGACTTTTGGATGAAAAAATTTAAAGACTATCCAGCAGACCAAGAGTATGCCCGGGATATATTAGCAAAGGCAGGATGGTAGCATGATCAAAGCAATTCATACCAGTGGAAAGTATATACAAGTAATAGGCGGCAGTGCCAGCACCTATGTGAGTGCCCAAGCCGGGTCACAAGGAGTTGGTAACTTGCGTTTCAACACCAGTCAGCAACGATTAGAAGTGTATGATGGCATGACTTGGTTGGAATTAAACACGCCACATGCCAGTGTAGGACTTAATGGGGCGGCTGAGGAAGCAATTGATT